ACAAAGGTTTTACAGCGAATCTAGTTAAAGAAGCATTTAACTGGAACGATAATTTTATGAAAAACTAATCTTTGTTCACGTTTTGTTCTCATTTAAAAACCCTTATATTTCAAAAGTGTTGATTTATAAGGGTTTTTTTATTTAATTAGTGCTTGACTTTTGAGCTGTTTTCCGATAAGCTAATTAGTATATGATAAACAAAAACACAACAAATAATAATATGACGATTGTAAGAAACATTGCTTATAGTCAAATTAATAAGATCAACAAAAAGATCAAAGAAGAAATAGAAGTTGATAATGTTCTTTTAAAGAGAATAGATATTAATATGAAGAATGCTATTAATAAAATTATCAATGACTACAAATTAGGAAAACAATATGTTTGATCTAACACACGGACTTATGTTTTCTATTGGCTCTATGACTTTAATCATATCGATTTTAGTCATATTCAACCTTATAGTAAATACATTTAAGAAAGAAGAAAAAGAACTAAACGAAGCACAAAAATCAATACAAAGATTACACGATAAAGGACAATAAATATATTATGAAACTAAATGCTAAACAAAAAGAATTACTAAAAGAGTTAGTAAAAGGTAAGGGTCAATTTAAGACACCTACAATACCTAAAGATCACAGCGAAAAGAACCTAGAGAATATTGTACAATTATATCTAAAAGGTTTGCTATCGTTTGAAAGAAAATACGATATAGAATATGTCGGACCATCTAACGAACACATGGTTAGATTTAAATGGTACATAGTTACCATGGATAAAAAGAAAACAATTAAAGATATTAAATCTGTAATCAAGTAGGGTTATGCCAAATAGACAACAATGGCAAAAGTTATTAGATAAGACTTGGTTTTACAGTAAAGTTATTCTTGCTTTATGTATATTTGGTTTAATTGCTTACGCTTGGGGTACTTACAATCCTAATAAGTCAGCAATCTCAAAAGTAAACGCTGAACTTGACAAATATTATGTAAATCAAATTACTGAAATGGGTTTACAAGAACCTGAATTTACATTTGTTAATGATACTCAATTTATTAGGGCAATGCATAAGTGTATTAACTATATTAATTTTACTACACCTAAACATTTAAGAGTGCCTTATGAAATGATTATAGGTCAGGCAGCGTTAGAGTCTGGCTGGGGTACAAGTAGATTTGCAACCGAAGGTAATAATCTATTTGGTATTAGAACATGGAAAGAAGATGTTGCACATTTATTACCACAAGGTGTTGAGAAATGGCCTGGGTGGGGTGTGAAAGTATTTGCTAGTAAATGTGATAGTGTAAAATACTATATCGATTTATTAAACAATCACTCAGCATATGAGAAGTTTAGAGAATTAAGAAAAACTACAAATGACTCTATGAAATTGATTAAGACACTTGATAAATTTTCTACTACAAAAGATTATGATCAAAGAGTTATAAGAATGATTAAGAAAATAAGAAAACTAGAGGAGAAATAATGGCAGATACAATGAAAGATATGATAGCAGTAAGAAGAATATTAAGTGCTGAGAGAGCGTGTAAGAACGCTTTAACAGATTGGGGAAAGAACTTTTGGTATAACACATTTAAAAAATTGTGTAAGAAGTATGATAAAATGACATACTTCAACCAAGTTAGAGGTGATTAATGAATGATGGACGATAAGGACATAGAGGATTATCATAATTTGATTGACAGTTTAACAAAGAAAACATATCAACCATTACCTAATAGTTTATATATAGGTGATAGCAAGATACACGGTCAAGGCTTAATTGCCAAAGAGAATATTGCTGAAGGAACAGATTTAGGTGTAAGTCATTATAGAAAAGGTGACGAAGTAATTAGAACACCACTTGGTGGTTTTGTAAATCATAGTGAAGAACCTAATATGATTAGAAAACAAATTAGAATAGAACCTTATTGGGATAAATGGACTATAATCACAACAAAAGATATTAAAAAAGGTGAAGAATTGACACTTAAATACACAATGTATAGGGTTGACAACGCTGACTAGATGTGTTATAATAAACTATGATAAAATGCTTAATACAGATAATAGATTTTAAAATATCAATGTTAAACAAGATGAAAAGATGTTTAACAGGTGAGGCAAAGATGGATAAGAATTATAAAAGATGGAGAAAAGGTGTTAAAGAATGGGTAAAAAATAGATGAATATATTTTATTTACATAAAGACCCTAAAGTTTGTGCCGAACAACACCTAGATAAGCATGTGGTCAAAATGCTTATCGAGTATGCTCAACTAATGTCAACTGCCCATAGAATGCTTGACGGTGTTAAGTATATTGCTAAATCAAAGACAGGTAGAAAAGTTACCAGATACAGATTAGAGAATGAGAATGAAGAAGCAACTATCTACAAGGCTTGTCATTTACATCACCCGAGTGCAGTATGGGTTAGAAACAATGCTTATAACTATCAATGGTTATATCAGATGTGGTCACACTTACATGATGAATTTAAATTGAGATATAACAAAGATCATAAGTCATATACATTACTAAAAGACCTATTGAGAAATCCACCTAAAAATATTCCCCTAAATATTCCTTTTAATCAACCGACACAAGCAATGCCTGATGATGTAAAGCATGAAGATAGTATTACTGCTTATAGAGATTACTATGTTAAATACAAGAAGGATTTTGCTACATGGAAAACAAGTATTCCAGAATGGTATAGTGAGGGAATAAATGCCAACTTATAGATTTTATAATAAGAGAACTAAAAAAGAATATACAGACTTAATGTCTATTTCTGAAATGGAAGAGTTTATTCAAAAGAAACATATTACATTATTACCACCTACACAATTAAACATAGTATCAAGTACAGGATCAATAGATAGTAAAACTGATAATGGTTGGAAAGAAGTATTGTCAAAAGTATCTGAAGCTCACCCAGCGAGTAATTTAGCAGCACAATACGGCAAAAAGTCAGTAAAAGATACACAAATTGATAAGGTAATAAAGACACATAGAGCAAAGAAGGCAGGTAAGAAAGTATAAATAGTACTATGGCAGATTTCGATTTTTTAGACGGATTTGACGCTGATGGCGATTGGGGTTTTACCTCGGTTAAACAAAAACCAGCGACAGAAAGTAAGGCAGAGTCAGAAGCTACAAAAGAAGTTGTTAAGACGACAGCTGATAATGTAGGTAAGGCGGTGTCAAGCGAGATCATCAATAGACTAGAAAGTAAACTAGATAAATTATTAAGAGCGACTAATGAAACAAAAGAAACAGTTGTCGCTAAGAACGAAACAGAATTAGAGATTGCTAAGAAACAGATGGATGATGAATACGATTTGAGAAAAGATAATCTAGGTAAAGAATACAAAGACAATTACAGAAAACTAGAAAAACTTATCATACCTCTATTAATTAAATTAGCAAAATCACCCGAGGCCTACATTCACTGGCCGAACAGAGCAGAAGTAATTGAATCTCAATTGAAGAAGATCATTGCTATAACTCGTGGAAAATAATCAACAAAGGATATCAAATGAAACTAAGCAAGAACTTTAGCTTAAAAGAAATGACTGCTAGTCAGACGGCTGAGCGTAAAGGGATTAATAATAATCCTAATGACGATCAGATTACAGGACTACAAAAATTATGTGAGAACATACTACAACCTGTTAGAGACCACTACGCTACACCAGTGACAGTATCAAGTGGCTTTAGAAGTGAAGAATTATGTGAAGCAATAGGATCATCTACAAACTCACAGCACGCTAAAGGCCAAGCGGCGGACTTCGAAATATTTGGAACGCCTAATGCTGAATTAGCAAAATGGATCGTAGAAAATTTAGACTTCGATCAACTGATATTGGAATATCACAAGCCAGAAGAACCTAATAGCGGATGGATTCATTGTTCATACAAGAGTCCTACTGATAATAGAAAACAAACATTAAGAGCATTTAGAAATGACGCAGGTAAAACTCAATATGTTGAGTACAAACCTGACTGAGCGCTTGGCATAGTTAGTCAAAAAGATCACAATGATATGTTAATGCTTTACAGAAGCACATAAATGTGATATAATTATATTATGAAT